ACTCTGACTTTTGCGTGCCAAGGTCAACGATGCGGTAGCACCGTGCAAGATGCATCCCTGGGGGTACTGGGGTGAAGGTGCTTTCGCTGCCGCCTTCTTTCGCTACTAGACTCATGATTCGCTCCGTTGGGTTTTAGATTGACTTCTGGGCAGGCCGCATTCGTAGCGGATGGTTTTCCAGTCTTCGCTGGTAGCAACACCCGCCTCGGCCCTTGCGAGGGCCTCCTCGAGCATCTGCATTCTTTCAAGCATGGCTTGGTGATGTTCGCTCATACGTCAGTCCTCACGATGTTGTTGACGTATCTGCCGATGCGGTCGAGGAGCCCAGGCTTTTGCGACCCAGACAGGAGACTGGCCTGAAGCCGATCCATGTCCCTGCTGACCGCATAGTTGGGCTTGGGCTGGTACATGCAGCCGATCTGCACGCCTGTCTTCGTTGTGTATGGAATTACTTTTTCGCTTTTCATGGCACCTGCTTCGCTGTTGAGGGAATCGCAGTGTAGCGACTTTAACGCAGCGATACAACCCCCTATGCAAAACTTTTTTTTGGTTGTATGATGGCGTTACAACAACCACAGGAGTCTGCATGACACTCAAAGATTTTTTTGAAACCAAGAAGCTGGGGGCCAAGACTGAGATGGCCACGGCTTTGGGGATCAGCCGAACGTGGCTGGCGCTGATCATCAACGGTCAGCGCGTGCCCAGCGTAAGGCTCAGTCTTGACATCGAGCGTTACACCCACGGCAAGGTCAGGCGCAAGGATCTTCGCCCGGACATGTTCGGAGCAATAAAGTGATCTGGTACAAATTCCACCTTGGTGACTACATCACCCACACCACGCATCTGAGCGATGCAGAGGACTTGGCTTACCGCCGCCTGCTGGATTTGTACTACATGAGCGAAAAGCCGATCCCGCTGGACACCGACGCCGTGTCTCGTCGAATCCGACTTGACTTGGACATAACCGAATCGGTTTTGAATGAGTTCTTTGACAAGACCCCCGAGGGCTATCGGAACTCACGCTGCGATGCCGAAGTTGAGAAATATCAGCAGCGGGTCGAAACCAACCGGTCCCTTGGCCTGAGAGGCGGAAGGCCGAAGAAAACCGAATCGGTTAGCGAATCGAAACCGAACGATAACCCTAAGAAGATACAGATACAGAAAGAGAATAAAGACATATCGTCGCAAGCGACTCGGTTCAGAGAGTTCTGGGCAGCATGGCCAACGTCAAAGCGCAAGGTCGGTAAAGCGGCCTGTGAGGCGAAATGGGGCCGTCTAGCACTAGACCCCTTGGCCGACAAAATAATCGCCTCTGTGGCCCGTTTGAAGGCCTCTGAGCAGTGGACTTCGGGGTTTGAGCCTGCCCCCCTGACGTACATCAACCAAAAACGGTGGGAAGACGAAAGCGAATCGGTTTCGATTGGAAGGAGGATGATATGAGCACAGGCGGGCCAGCGTTTCCAACGCCAGCGCACAATTTGCAAAATGACGGCATGACCCTGCGCGACTACTTTGCAGCCAAGGCGATGCAGGGGTTGATAGGTTGCCCCGATTGGCGTGACGGTGCAGGAGAGGATGTTGGCATGGACGCTTCAGATTACACGGCATCAGCCGCGTACATGATGGCTGACGCAATGCTGAAGGCAAGACAAAAATGAACCCGGTCGAGAACCTGCTCCAGAGGCTTGAGAAGGTCAAGGGCCGCAACGGCTCGTGGACTGCCCGCTGCCCGGCGCATGACGACAAGGGTCCATCCCTGGCCATCAAATCTGCCGACGACGGTAGGGTGCTGCTGCACTGCTTTGCCGGTTGTGACGTTCACTCGGTGGTCGGGGCAGTCGGCCTGGACATTGGTGACCTTTTCCCGCCCAAGCACAAGGAGTATCCGGTCGAGGGCAAGCCTGCGATAAAGCCGGCCTTTTACGCGAGCGACCTGATGCGCATCATCGGCTTTGAGGCCCTGGTGGTGCAGATCGTCGCCTTCGACATCGGCAACGGAAAACCCATCAGCGAAGAAACCCGCGAGCGCATGCTCACGGCCTACCAGCGAATCGAAGAAGCGATGAGGTACGCACATGTCTAACGTGAGCATGATTGAGCAGAGGGCGCGTCAACTCGACGAGGCCCGCAAGATCCGGATGATCAATTCCGAGGACATCGACACCGAGAAGTACCTCAAGGCGAACGATGTGACCCACAAAGTGCATGAGGCCTCTGTCTGGCTTGAGGAGTTGCAGCAGGAGCTTGTCCATCCGCCGGAGCGTGACCAGAGTTCGACAATGCCCTGGCCGAAGACCCACGATGGGTTCAAGTTCCGCCCAGGCGAGGTGACCTTGTACGCGGGATCTAACGGTGGTGGCAAGTCATTGATCACCGGGCAGGTGGCCATGAGCCTGATCAAGCAACGGCAGCGGGTGTGCATCGCGTCCTTTGAGATGAAGCCCAAGCGCACGATCTACCGCATGCTGCGGCAGTTCGCGGGGGAGAACATAGAGTTCCCGAAGTACACGGACAAGGCCACATACATCGGCCGGCTGCTCGAGAGGTTCAACCACTTCAGCCGAGGCGGTCTGTGGCTGTACGACCAGCAAGGCACGACATCAAGCCAGCAGGTGATTGCGATGGCCCGGTACTGCGCAATGGAGCTTGACGTGCAGCATGTCTTTATCGACAGTCTCATGAAGTGCGTGGCCGGCGAGGACGACTACAACGCCCAGAAGGCGTTCGTTGACGAGTTGACCGCCCTGGCCAGGGATCACCACATCCACGTTCACCTGATCCATCACATCCGCAAGCTCGGCAACGAGGAGCAGATGCCCAGCAAGACCGACATCAAGGGAACTGGTGCCATTGCAGATCAGGTAGACAACGTGCTGCTGATGTGGAGGAACAAGAAGAAGGAGCACGAGGTGCAGAACGGGAACACGCCCGATCCCCTCAAGCCAGATGCAATCCTGATGTGCGAGAAGCAGCGCAACGGGGAGGCCGAGGACTGGTACTCGCTGTGGTATCACAAGGACAGCCAGCAGTTCCTCGAGCACGACAACAGCGTGCCGATGGCGTTTGATGCGGGGGGCAGGTTTTGAATGAAGATGAGCATCGCTACCGTTGTCTCGTTCGTTGGGTCATCAAGAAAAGGATTGAAGATCGTGATGGTGCGTACCGATGGCTCAAGGGTTACGTTGATAAATATGGGAGGCGTATCAAAGGGTGGAATGACCTTCATCCCAAGTCCCGTCTTGAGGCGGATGTTAGAGATCAATGGAACAAAGGCAACAGAGGCCAAGAAGGAGAATGGAAATGAACATGGGAAAACTTGAGTGGAATCCGGAAGATGGGGAGGGAGTCGTGCTAATATCGACCAAAATTATTACATCGGACCGGATTGTGCAGCTTGATGCCTTGGTTGATTGGATCAGGATGTTGCAGGACACCTACGACGAAATGCTTGAGCAAACACAAGGAGTAAATGATGAGCAAAGTTGAGTTGAGTGATTTTCAGAAACGATTCCTGCTCGGTCAGGGTGCGGGTCAGACGTTGTTCACCGAGAAGGAGTTCAACGAGGCCCTGGCCCAGGCCAAGGCAGAGATCATGGCCATCGCCATCCAGACGACCAAGCAGGCCATCATGATCGAGCGTCAGGCCTGTGCAGAGCTTGTTGCAGAGCTTGCGGCTATGGAGGATGAGGGTGAGACCTCTACCGCCTTGAATAACGCCGCACGGGCCATCCTGAACCGCATCCCGAGCCAGTGGCAATGATCGAGTTGACCCTGCCCTGGCCTCCTTCCATGAATACCTATTGGAGAACATTCCAGGGGCGCATGATCATCAGCGCAAAGGGGCGCGAGTACCGCAAGGCGGTGGCCGATCAGGTGCTGATCCAGCGCGGGGCCAAGAGCCTCGCTGGTAAGCTGGTGGTAGAAATTGAGGCCTGGAGGCCAGACAACCGCAGGCGCGATCTGGACAACCTGCTCAAAGCGGCCTTGGACGGCTGCACTCACGCGGGTGTATGGGAAGACGACAGCAACATCGTCGACCTGAGAATTTACTGGGCCGAGCACATCGGCGGGATGTTAAAAATTAAAGTGAGAGAACAATGAACGAGAGCATTGCATTGGAGTGGCGGTGGTTTGAACCATCAAAGGGAAAGATCGGGGTCGCAAAAGTGCAGACCCAAGACGGCAAGATTGAATACCGTATCAGCCCTGTCGACGGGTTCATGGAGAAGATGGACGTGCAGCAGATCGTGGCCTGGGGTGCAAGGCTCCCAGACGCCGCGGGGCAGGCATTCTTCGGAGGGAAAGCATGAAGCCGGAGCCGCAACTGATCGACCTGTTTGCGATGTTTGCCATGATGAACC